TTTAACACCAACTAAACTGGTACGACTATACTGTTGACCATCACTTCCAGTAAAGGTTGTGATTAAATTAGTACACTCAGCAAGAGTTCCGTTACCGATTACACCCATGTCTTCAGTCCAAGTATTATCATTCTTGTCTGTAACCTTTGGTGCTCCACCTGCTTGTGGAATCTCAGTACCATCCTTCTTGAGAACTTTATGTGGACGTACAAACTTGACTACAATCTCACCATCTATCATACGGTTCTGGTTAGGTTGCTTCTGAGAACCTGAATCCTTGAGAGACTTCATACCCTCTTTATCTAGAATTTGATTAACAGTGTATGCTCCCTCAGATTTCTCGTATGCTCCACCGTACCCTGTTAGATCACGATTCTCTTCGTTGAGTCGAGGCCATTCGATTTGACCTACAGTTTTTACTTCTTTGTATATTGTCTTAGGCATGGGTTATCCTTCCTTTTATTAAAGCCATACTTATATGTTACTATATAATTTTATTAGTGTCAAGTGTTAATGTGTATCTTTCCAGGATTTTCCTATCGAAGATTCACCTTCTAGTGGACACATGATTCCTAGATGTAAACCTGCCCACTTGATTGCGTCACGTTGTATCTCTCCTAGTCTTTCAGCAACATCTAAACCACCTCTCACTTGTGTTTGCCATTCGTCATGTACCCAAGTACATATCTTGTAGTCTATCTTTTCTCTGTCTGCTATCTCTCTCCATCGTCTTGTTGCGTATTTCATTACTAAAGTCTCACCGTTCTGCAACATACCTGCCAGTGTCTTGTGTTGGTTAGGTACAAAAACCTTGCGTCCATCGTATGCTTTGAAGTACCCACGTTCAGCTATGTCTGGTATCACTATGCTTCGTAGCCTAGATAAACCTTCAATGCTAGTAGTAAAGTTATGCACTGCTCTATTAGCTTCTCTTGTATTTGTCTTTAGTATTTGTGCAATCTTTTGTGTACCTGCTCCAAGTAAGAACGCATAAATAAAAGTCTTAGCCATGTCTCTTGTGATATTCTTTAGACCCAATGCCTTACGATTGAGGTTATGTATGTCCGTATCTTCTTCTTTCTTTCCTTCGATAATAGCCTTAACGTACTGCTTACTCTCCATGATGTCAGCCAGTATCCGAAGTTGGATTCCTGAAGCATCCGTACCCACAAGATAGCAACCGTCAGGTGTTGTCCATAAATCTCTGAAGTCTCCATCATAATCTTTCTTTACTCTCTCTACTGCGCTCTTCGGTTCACCATGAAAGACACTTGGTATGTTACCCATGTTCGGATGTCTGTGCGCCATGCGTCCTGTCCATGAACCAATGTGTAAAAACTGTCCGTGTATACAACTGTCATTGCTGTTTGAGAAAGCCTGTACCCACTCAGCGAGTGTGCTTCTTCTTCCCTCCAGTGTTAACCATTCAGCTAAAGCTTGAGCACCTTCAGGGGCATCGTCAGGCAGTGTCTTGAGGTTCTCCTCAGATACAGTCCAACCATAATAACCGTAGTGCTCTAGTTTATCCTTGTTGTCTTCTCGTATAGCTTTGATGTGTCCTTTCGTTTTATCTGTAGGTTTCCACCCTGCCTCCCATAGTCTCTCTACTCTGTGCTTTGTTGATCCAGGATTGAACGATACGTAATCATAACACTCTAGCATATCCTCTTCTATCTTAGTCTCAGGAAACTCTTCGAGTGCTTTCTCTACGTTCTTAAACAAACCACCATCTTCTCTGACCCTGTACTTGATAGTCTTTATTAACTCTAGTCTTGGTGGGAATGCTTGATGTATTCTCTCCTCTAGTTCTTGTAGTCTCTTAGTAATATCTAGGTGTAACTTATTTGCAACATCTATATTAAATTCAAACCCACCGTCATGCATTTCCTGACATATGATTGCTACATCATGCTCTAGTCTCATTGCTTGTGACCATGCCTGTGACATAACATGTGGGGAAAAGTGATTGAATAATTTCTCTGTTACCTCTACATCTCTGTGACAATACTTTAACATCTCTGGAGTTAGGCCACCCTGAAAGTCTTTGAAATCATCTTTAGGGTAGCCTAGTTTTTCTCCCCATGTAGCCAACTTGTGTGATCCAATACCGAAGTCTATTAACATAGAAACGACTAGCGTATCTACAACATTCGACATACTTATCACGTTACCTAAGTGTCTGTTGATTACAGGTGCATCAAAGTTAATGAAGTTATGTCCTACCCATCGTGTTACTTTCTTAGCGTAGTCCTTGAATCTAGTGCGCTCTACTTCATCTTCATGTAGGTTAAGAAACTCATGTGTCTTACCTGTGTCTTTTTCTTTAACACAAATACACCACAACTTATCTGCGTTTAGATCGTTTGTTTCTATGTCTGCGAATACTATCATCAAGTTCCCCTATCCAGTGTGTAACATCGTCGAACGGATTAGCTCCATCGTCCTCTATCCTCTGAGAGTTTAAAGGTTGCTTCGTTGAAGATGAGCTTTCCTGCGAACCCTGTCTTTCCTGCAGGTCTGTTCTTGACGAGTAAGAGCTTTGTCGTGTTCCTTTCATCACGATCCTCTGCCATCTTATCACGTTCTAGTTTAACTACAACAGATGCACGTTTCGCAATGGTTCTGCAATCTCGTACCTGTCCATCATCATTCTCATGGGCGATGGTTACGATACCCACATTAAGTTCTGAGGCTAGTCGAGATAGCTGCACTGATAAACCAGACAACCATTTCTCTACTGTCTCATCACCTTTACGTGAGTAAGCTAAGTCTTGTATCGGTTCAAAGAATACATAGCTTACACCACAAGCTTCCCTAAAGTATCTTATCTTTTCTAAGATGTCCATAGGGTCTTCGTCAACAGCAATCTGAAACTGGTATAGTCTCTCATCTTTGGTTAGATCGATGATCGATTGCTTGACCTCTTCTTCCATGTCGTGTTCTTGTATTAAATCTTTACGTGTCAAGTTCATGTTTAGATCATAAGAAACTAAACCTAACACACTTCTTTTTTCTGTCTCTTCGAGGTGACATATCGCAATGGATATATCCTTGTGCTCAGTCAGTACGTGGTGCTCCAAGTACCGCATGAACTCAGTCTTACCGATACCTTCGGGTGCTTGAAACACAGTGAAGTGTCCTTGCATTAGACCCAAGGCTACATCATCAAAGGACTCAATTCCTGTTGATACAAAGATAGCATCGTCTTGTTTCTCGAACAACTCAAGGAACTGTTCAGGAGTACTGCGAATGTTATCTGGTGTGTACCTCTTCGCATTGTAGAATGCTGCAGCGTAACTTGGTTTAGCATTACCCTCAAGAAACTCGTTAGCGTCTTTGTACTTGTCGTGTATAATCTGATAAGTCTTCTTCGGGAAGAGTGCTCCTATCTTGGTAGCCAATGCCCTACCTGCCTCATCGTTATCTACTGACAACACAATCCTGTCGAAGCTATCAATCCACTCCTTTGATTTACCCTGCCATAGTTTCTGATTAGGTGTCGCACTTGGCACAGACACACAAGGATACTTCTTGTCGAGCATTTGGAAAGCAGACATAGCATCTAGCTCACCTTCGCATACAACTACAGACCTTGATGAACCTGCATTGAACTTGTCCATACCGAATAGTTCATCAGTCTTGAACCCTTTGTCTGTCTTGAAACTCTTCTCCTTTGTGTTACGCACTTTCCTGAATCCTGATGGATACTTGTACACTTGATTGAAACCAAATGTCTGCACCCCGAAGAACTCCATTACATCTTTACGTACACCACGATAAGTAACATAATCACCAAGCCCTTCAATCTCTGTAGTCTTTAGTGTTCTTGTTATCTCTTCCAATGGATACTCATCCTTTGCCCATGACTTCAAGTTCATTCCTTTCATTGGGTATGTTCTCTCACAACTATGACAGAAACCTGTCTTCTTCTCAGAATTAAAAGCAAAGGCATCTGAACTATCACACTCCACATGAGGGCAGGGTTTATGTGTTATCTCTTTAGCTATCATCTGCTGTACGCCTGTAATGCAATCCAGGATTTAGGGTACAACTCCCCCATCTCATCACTGATTAACTTAGAAACCTTACGTGTCTCTTCTTGTGTGTCCTCACTCTGTCGTAGTCTACACATATCTGACCAAGCGTCTAAGCTACCAGACCAGTACCACTCTGTCATAGTATTCTGTGGCAGTACCATACGTGCTTGCTCTGGTGCTACGCCTTGCTCAAGCAACTCCTTGTATGCCTTGTTACACCACACCTCATGCTTGGCAAGTGTACTAATAGTACGGTAGGATATGGAAACCTCACCACTACTGCCCTGCTTCTTATCTTTTGCACGTCCTCTCCATGTTGGGGAGTAGTAATACTCTGGTTGATCATCTACATACCTACGGCTAACCTCATTCCATCTTAGGAACTTGTGCTTGACTAGTTGTCTAGCTACAAAGATAGGTGCTTTGACATGGAAGGTAGCAAAGCAATGTCCAAACGGTGACATGTGTTTGTGTCTTGCGAGGTACGATATAAGAATACCGTCACTCACCGTAAGTGTATTGTCTTCATCCCAATCACTCTTCTTGTTGAAGCTTACACGAGCAGAGTTTACTACAGTCAAGTCACTGCCCATACTATCTATTAAAGTTACATCAATCATTTTTATTACCCTTGAGCCTGTGTTTGAAAAACAGAATCGTATTTATACCAGTGTTGATAGTGACCATGATTAGTATCCACCATTGCCACCATAACAGTCCACCAACTTCTAACATTTCTAATCTCCATACTTATATGTTACTACGAAAAACAAACAAAGTAAATACTATTCTTTATGTTTTTCTTTTAAATTAAATAGTGAGGCTAACTCACCCTGCACATCGTCTATCTTGAACGCTCTATACAGATCATCTAAACCGTATTGATTGTAGACTGTCACATTTATTTCATCCTTACACAAGGTGCAGTAGTACCTATCCATCCTCACATCTTCGAACGTTGCATCTGATCTATTACAACAATAACATCTCATGTCTCTCTCCTTTAAGTATATTTGTTTATAGTATTATTATACTTAAAACAATAATACTTTAAGTATAAGATAGGGTATCACAACTAAACTGATTTGTCAAGCTACCTCCTTTAAATTAAATATGAAAGCTTTCTTTATGTTCTCAAACTCCTCGTTTTTTATGTGTAGGTTGAATATCTCCAAGTGATTTCTAGCTTCTCTTATGTTTAGTTTCTTAGTTAATACCTCAAGTGTACCGTCCTCCTTCTCTGCTACGATCACATAAGAGTTAGGTAAATCCTGGGTATCCATTCCGAATGTTGTTCTCATGTTCATTATATTACCTTCAATGCGTATGCTATGCATATTGTTACAAATACAATTACCAATAATCTTCCAGTCCAGATTGTTTGGTGTGGCGGCATCGGTATCGTCAAGAAAATAATCAATGCCGCTATCCAAATTAATATTTCCACTACATATCTCCTATATTAGTTGGTGCGTACACTGCACCGTTGTATTGGCTACCAGTCTCAGTGTCTGCTCCAAAGTCACATGATGCTAGTATAATTAGTATAGCCATGATCCAGTAGAATGAAACCTTAGACCACTTGATGAAACCCTCGAATGTTTTCTTTGCTTCTACCTCTGCTGATTGACTTGGTGTCATTGTTGTGTCTCCTTTCTAATCATTGCAAGTAAGTCTTAATACTTCCTGTTTAAAAAACTCATGTGCATTATGAGCAGCACCTTCAATCATCTCCATCACATCCTTTGGGTCATGATATTCGAGAGGCTCCCAAGCATGATCTTCTATAAACTTTTCTACTTGGTCTTGTGTCCAATCAATTGCTTCGTAGGGTAGTTGTTCAGTTAAAAAGTTTGCACTCATACTACAAAACAATCTGTCTTTAGTTGTTGGGTCATTATCAAAATTAATCATTACATTAACTCCTCTCTCTTGCATTCTCTGTAGTACTCGTACTCACCATCTAATTCAAACTCCCACCTCAAGTCTGAGGGTATATCTGCAAACCACCATTCATCATCGTAGTCTACATCGTACCTAGTGTCCTTGCCATTATCGAATACACCGACAAAGATATACGAGTCATTGTAGTACGAGGCTGATAGTCCTACACCTAACCTTTCCATTGCCGCCTCGTATGCAGTGATAGGTGGAGCATCTTTAGTTTCGAATGAGATATGCACCCACCAATCTCCCTCCTCTAATTCGGATGGACTACACTCAATACTGTAAGCTTCCGCGCTTGTACCCCACATTTCTACTGCTTTCTCGTACTCCCATTCACCAATTGGATTAAGATATTCCAGTAAAGTACCATCATCACAGGCTTTTTCTATAGCTATTATGACTTCGATACCACCGCTAATAGTTAAGATATTCTGACACACACTAGACATTATCTTCCTCTTTTCTCTGCGTTACATTTGGGAATGCATGGTATAACTTCCATCGGGTTTTCCGTAAGGCTCTCTCTGTGGATGCGTAACAATCACCGTCTAATTCACATAGCTCATTGTCCCACTGGTAAAGAGCACTCCATAATTCTTTGAACGCATCCTGTTGGTTCATAGTTAGCTTGTCAAAAGATGTATTCAAGATATTATCTTTTCTTTCTTTCTCTGTCTTCCATTTCTTTTGACGTGCTTCTTCTTGTTTTGTTGGTATATATGGCATTAGTTTATTCTCCTTTTGATTATCTGTAAAACTACAAATACTGTATACACTTGTAATTCAATTAAGTAAATAGTCATTATATTTATTTCTTCTTTGTGTAACCCAAATGTCACACTTAAAATATCATTAGAACATTACCTCTCCTTGGTCATCGTATGGACTTCTAAAGTAATCTTTAGCCATACATAATTGACGTTCATTCACTTGGTCAAACTCTGGATCAACTTGGTACTCCTTTAACTCTACTAATCCGAATTGATCCATAAAAAATTCTAGTTCTTTGTACATGGGTTGTACTCCTTCATTGTGTTTTCAATTACTTCTAACATCATCTTTGCAGTGAGTAGTTCCGACTTATCGTCTTGTATTGCCTTGACTATCGCTCTCCTACAAAAACCTATTGTGTCTTTGATTATCAATATCTTTTCTTCTTCAGTGTACATTTTATATATCTCTCCATGAATCTAGTGTAACCTCTTGTGGATACTCTTTGAATGTAAAGTTATTAAGGTTATCATCTACCCAATCACTAATTGCAAAGCTATCGTTAATATAATATTCGTTACAATACTCTGGTGGTAACTCTACATCCGTATACATATTAATTGTTTTTACTGCTTTTACTCTTATCTTCATTGTCTTAGTCTCCTATAATTTTCCAAGTACCGATTTTATTACCATTGTAATCTCTTATTGTTTTGGTACGTTCAACACAGTCAAACTCGTCAACCTCTTTTGATATTTGTTTTATGACACGAGATAACTCAAAGTGTGTTTCATTAAAGGCGTCATTATCCATATCTATTTCACATTTAAATCTCATTGTGTTTCCTCCTTATTAATACTTTTTAACTTTTTCTACTATAGTTGTAATCTCATTAACTGTGTAGCACAATCTGCAATCTTTGCAACGTTGTCCAGTACAGTTTTGTTTGTCGGTGTGCTCATCTTGCAACACATTGTTGAAAGTCTTATCGAAATGCTTTGGTGGTTTACTCATAATGTGTGACTTCATAGGGTTACTGTAGATCAACTGTAAATTGCTAGGCTTGTCGTTGTTGCGTAACCATTTAAACACAATGTCCACACGCTTAGTCCATAGCGCAAACGTGCACCACGGATTATCTTGAACAATAGCCATAAGATTTTCAAAGTGTTGCATATTGATTAGCTCACCATGTGCGTTGAACCTAAACATAGCGTCAACAACTCGTGGTATCTCTTGCGGCTCTAGTGGTCTACTCGACAACAAGTCACTGTTACGTTGCAACGAGGCTTGCATGTTTTTACGGTACGTATTGAGCATTGCATGTGAATAACAGTCACCACAAATGTTCTTGCCGTCTTGTTTGCCTTTAACGTGTTGCTTGTTGCAGTAGTCGTTTGTAATCGTGTTGGTACTGATAGCTTTGAAACCGTCAAGCTTACCAGTCATTTTAGATATGTGTACTTGTTGCATGTTATTTACTCCTTTGTGTTGACTTATCTAGTGATACCCTTAAACGAATACCACCGATAAAGCAACGTATATTCTCCTATGCTACATTTCTTAAAAATAAACTTTCAACAAAAGTGACCTTATAACTACATCCCCATGCTTGTGATTTAAATATTAGATTTCCTTTTTTAGGTGTACGAAATTCAATATGATCTTTATTATCCGTCATAGTAAAACCTTGAGATGTTAACCAGGTAATCATCCAGGTGTTTACTTTTGTATCTACTATATCGTTTTCGTATTTCATAATTAACTCCATTGATTTGATGTAATCAACATGAACTAAGATTGATCAGAATGCAACCAGGTTGAGTTGTTACGTTACGTCACTTTCATAATTACCATATAAACAAGGGTTATAAAAATACCTAATAGATTAAACCAAATAGGTAAGAAGTGCTTACCAATTAATTCAATAAGATCAATTCGATAGGTAAGGATTGTTTACCTTTTAATTATTGCCCCTGCAAAGTAGTTTAACATTAAACTATCTAGGGTAAATCCGTTTAGTATTAAATAGTTTAGCATTAAACTAGTTTGTGATCACGAATTAATACGTCAAGAGTACTGACCTTTCTGTATTTGTGATCACGTTCTGGTTATGTTCTTGCCAGGGGTGTGTTTGTTCTTGCTTTGTTCCTGGGGTAGCGAGGGGGGTCGGGGGGTAGCCCCTGTACTGTACAATACAACATAAAATTATCTCAGAAAAACATTGGCCTACTCAACAATAATTCTAGGTGGCGGTGTACACTTGTAGTACCTTACTTTAAGTATCTTTGTTTAAAGTATAATATAATACTTATAACACAAATACTTGTAAGGTATATTACTTAAAGTATATAGGGTATCATAAAGAAATCTTGTAGTCAATAGATTTTTTACGAATTTAATTAACTTTTTTACTTGACAAGCACCCCTAAACCATGTTAACATATAAGTATAGGGGAAGGAAACAATGTTTCTAAGGAGATAACCATGTCTATGTATAGCCTATCACAACTAAAGACAGATAACGGAATAATAAGAACCAAGAGTTTATTCTATGAGTTATCTTATGACGATCCAGAGTTCGCTTTGTTTACTCTCAAAGAAGAAGACATAGTGATGCCTAACGGTAGACCTGCTACGTGTCTAGGTAAGTTATACATAGCCTTTGCGACAATGGACCCTACAGAATACCAGTTCGCTAACTCAGTGTTTGGGAGTTGGGAAGTATGGGAGAAGATGCAAACAACAGTACCTCTCAGGAAACCTATTGAGAAGTGGCGTAGAGAGGCAGAGGTTAAACGCAAATCATTAGCCTTTGAGTCTGTAGTAAAAGAAATACAAGAGGGTGGACGTAGTAGCTTTACTGCAGCTAAGTTCCTTATTAACGAGGAGTGGAAGTCTAGAGAAGACGGAAGAGCAGCCCGAAAAGAAAAGAACGCTAAAGATAAATCTACATCTGAAGAAGCTTTTGAGAGAGCAGGTGTGAACAACGATCTTAAAAGATTAAAAGATCAAGGTCTAATGAACTAGGGATAAGCGAATGGTTAAGACAGCTACAGTAAATACAATTACTTCAGGGTATGCTTCGCAGACTCAGTTAAATGAGAACTTTACTAATATCAATACTGCTTTAGAGAATACACTATCTAGGGATGGTAGTTTACCAAATGCTATGAATGCTGCTTTAGACTTAAATAACAATGATCTTCTAAACGTAAAAGCTATATATGTAGATGGTGTAAATGTTCTCAATGTTTTAGATAACGTTACTGTTAGTACTGCAAGCCCTTCAGGTGGTAATGACGGTGACATTTGGTTTAAGGTTTCAAGTTAAATAAAAGGATACAACAATGGCTGCTCTTTCAGATCACGCAGAAAACCTACTATTAAATTTTTTAATGACAACAGGTACGGCTACTCGCCCTACTAACTGGTACTTAGCTTTGTTTACAGGTGCACCTAATGACGCAGGTGGTGGAACAGAGGTATCTACTGGTGGTTACTCACGACAAACTATTGCATTCAGTGCTGCTTCTGGTGGTGCTACAAGTAACACAGGTGCTGTAAGCTATACTGCTTCAGGTGCTAACTACGGTACAGTTACTCACGTAGGTATCTTCGATGCAAGCTCATCAGGTAACTTATTGTGGCATGGCTCTATGTCTGCATCTAAGACCGTTGAAGATGGTGACACTATTACATTCGCTATAGGTAACGTAGACTTAACATTAGCTTAATCTAAAAGGTAGTTTAAGATGGCTGATGGCTTTCGTATAACGGAATCTGGTGACTCACGAATATCTGAGGCATCTGATACACGTATAACTGAAAATCTTATCGTAGCCTCTGCGTCTCTTTCAGGCGCAGGTTCTGTTAGTGTAACTGGAAACACTTCTTCTTTTGTATCTTGTAGTCTATCGTCAACAGGTTCTAAACTTACTGCAGCTGTTTTACAAACCGAAGCTGATCCTATTACGTTAAGTGCCACAGGAAGTATGACTGCCACAGGCGGTAACTTCTTTTCTCAAAATTTAAACGTATCAGGTACAGGCACTTCTTCATATTTAGGTCTTAATACGTTTAGTATTAGTAGTACTTTAAATGCTACAGGTAGTGCAACCTTTAATGGTATAAAAATTAAGAATGCTGCTACGTCTTTAAGTGCTTCAGGTTCTTTTGTAAATGATGGTTTTAACTTTGTACATTTTGGAAAGTTTGAATCTAAATCTCAAGATCTTACAAGAATAACCGAAGCAGGTGATATTAGATTTACTGAAGCTAGTGATACAAGAATAGTTGTTGATCAAACTTCGAACGCAGCATTAGGTTTCTTATCAGCTGACTGTACGCAAATATTCTTTAGTTCAGAAGCATTCTTTAAATGGAATGGACAGTGGACTACATTTACTCCTAAAGTAAAACAAAGTGGAGTATGGGATGATCCTTTAGCTATCTACAAAAAGATAGACGCAAACACTTGGAAGAGGGCTTTTTAACAAATGGCTAATATTAAAATATCTCAAATGACCGCTGCTAGTTCTGCTTCTGGTGCTCAAGAGTATGAAGTAAACGAGAGTGGTACAACAAAGAAAGTAACTGGTACTCAGCTATCTACATTTATTAGAGGTAACGTAGTTCTAGGAGACTTGAGCGTAACTGCATCAGCTGCAGAGTTAAACTACAATGACATCACTACACTAGGTACATCACAAGCAAGTAAGACAGTTACGGCTGATGCTAACGGTGACGTAAACCTTTCAGAAGAACTCAAAGCTAAGTCTTATAATGAGACATACGCAGCTGTTACTTCGAGTGGTGGTGCTACTACTATTAATTGTGAAACAGGTAACGCATTTAGCCATGTAATGACAGAAGCAACAACTCTTGCTTTTAGCAACCCTCCTGCATCTGGAACAGCGTTTATATTTTCACTAGAAGTTATTCAAGACGCAAGTGGTTCAGGTTTTGTTTTAAATTTTCCAACTACTGTAGATTGGCCTAGCGCAACAGCACCTACAGTTTCAGCCACTGCGAACGCAAAAGATGTTTACGTTTTTTATACAAGGGATGGCGGTACGAACTGGTACGGATTTACGGCAGGTCAAGCGTTAGGATAAACCAACATGGTTACTAAAAATAAATTACTCCAAGCAGCCGCAGGTAGTGCAGCAGGAGGTGCAGGGCTAGATGTAGACGAGGTCTATTCGACTTACACATATAGCGGAAATGGTTCTGCAAATACAATCACCAATAATCTGGACTTGAGTGGCGAAGGTGGTTTGGTTTGGATTAAAAGGCGTGATGGAAATTCGTCTCATTTTTTCTTTGGCAGTGATAGGGATGCAAATAATAAAGCTT